CTTAATCTTTGCTCTTGAACATTGTTTATTTCTCTTTCTACAGTTTCAGATATTGACTCTTTAATACCTTTGTAATATGGATTTTCTTCAAGTTTTTTATTTAAAAAATTTGACTGATATTCGTTAAATTCATTTGCAGCTTTAGTATAATTATCAACGTACGCCTCATTGGTTTTTAACTCAAAAGATAAAAGATCATTAAACCTTTTGTTCATAGCTCCATCAATTCCAGCTAGTCTTTTTCTTATTTGAGAAGAATTAGTATCTACATCTTTTTGTATGTAAATGTTGCCATCTTGAAATACATACGGAATGCCAGATTCTTTAATTAACTTTTGTTGGAATTCTTTTAGTTCTTTTGCATTTTTTTTATAAACATCATCGCTAATATTGGCATATTGCTTTGATATACCAAATTTGTCAAAAATATCACTTCGTTCTTTATTAAGATCAGACATATAGTATTCATATGTTCTGTCTAATAATTTTTGGCGAATAGGGTCTAACTCCCCTGCTACAATGTTCGGTATTTCTTGAGTAAAATCGTTTAAGCCTTTTTGAAATTCATTTACGTTTAAATCTTCTTGGTTAAGATAATTTGTTTCAGACTTAATAATTTCTTTAACCCTTTTATCAGCATCGTCTTTTTGTTTTTGTATTTTTGCCGGAAGATCTTGTTCTTTTTTTACCTGTCTTTCTCTTTCAATGCCTTCTTCCGAGGGCGCGGTCGTTGGTTCAATTCTACCCTCCTCGTCTCCTGCTGTAACAACAACTTCATCTAATTTAATTTCCCCTTGCTCTTTCCTTCTTCTGAGCACTGCTTCCATGCTATTGTCAATAGGCAAGCCTTCTTCTAGCTTTTCGTTATCAATTTCCCATTGTGGTCTGTCATCTTCATCTGGGTCTGTTGGACCTTGATGCCCGAGGACGTGTTGCTTAAGCGGACTTGTTTCTTTTTTTAATCCTTTTGCCTTTTTAAAAGCTTTTATAACCATTGCAATATTAGACTCTGGCTCATTAGCCGATATCATATTATTTACAATTGTCTCTAAAGTCATGCAGAGTATTTTTTAATTAATTCTAAAGCTTTATTTTTGCTTTTTTCTTTGTACGTAAAAGGGCTTAAATCAGGGCTTACCTCTTCTATAGGCGGTTCCTGCGCAGCTTGTGGCTCAAGAACAGTAGGTTCTGCCATGGGAGCTGCGGTGGGGGTTGTAATATTGTCAGGCTCTAAAACAACTTGTTTACCCGCGGCTATTTTAGAGGCTTGATTTGAAACATTAGAAGCAAGTGTATCTGGGTGGGGTTTTCTCTGTCTTTGATACTTGTTTTCTATGTATTCATTTAAATCTTGGAAAGCTCTTGCTTCTGCGGCGTTTCTCCATTCGTGGTCGCCGTCATTGAAGTTGAGATGCTCTACTAGATTTTTAATTTCTTTATTTTGTAGATTCATATGATCTCCTAAAAAAGATCTAAGGCCAGGATCGCCTACAGTTGAAATAGCATCTTGTATAAATTCTAGATTGTCTAGCTTATGTTCGCTAATGTCGCCTGTATCTAAAATTTTTTGACCATTTTCGTCTACTTTAGTCATTGGCTGACCGTTTGAGTCAAGGCCTATACCCTTAACGTAAGGGTCTAATAATAAATTTAATGGATCAATTTTATTAACTGGAGCGGGCACGTTTATTGCGTCATATATATTAACGTCAAAATTCCCATCAAGCGCACTATTAGCTTTTCCTGTTAATTTAACCCTATTATCTTCATCTAAATCTAGGTTTATTTCGCCTTTATTTAAACCAACTAAAACAGCTTCGTCAAATTGGTCCATGCCATACGACAAGGTCCCGTTTTTAAGAGAATCATTATAAGCAGCTAAATTTGCATTAACAACATTTTTAATTGATTTTAAGTTTCCCACCATTTGCTGTATATTAGCCATTTCGGCAGAGTATTCAGCATTGTTTATTTCTCCTTTTTTCTTTTTATTTGTGTAACTGCTAGCTTTTTCTACTATAGCTCTAGCAACCCCTTGTACTTCTGCGTTAAAAAACCCTTGGGGATTTGGGTACTCTTGATTTAATTTTTGTTCCGACGTTCTTTTAAATTGCCTATCAAATTCAATATTTCTATTATTTTTTATAAGCAATTGTTCAGGGTTATTTTTTTTAGCTGCTAATTTAGGATTATAATCTTTCATATCATTAAGTTAATGATTTAAATTTCACATCTAACAAGCTGTAATCAACACAATAGTAACCACTGTGATGCTTTACAATAGCGTGAGCTGGTATTTCATCTGACATTACACCTTGAAAAACACCTTCACCTAATAATTTATTTATATATTCAAATAAATATATATTAATACCGCTATTAGATTTACCAATTAATTTTATATTCTTTTTTAATCTTCTGTCACTAAAGAATTTACTTTTTTTAGACATTTTACCTAAATCTATAACCGCTTGATTTTCAGCTGTTTTAGCATCAATTTCACTAAGCTCATTTGTAGAAATGTCAAGCAAATTAGCGTTAACATCATATTCGTTGCTTTGGCTTTGGGCCTGACCAGCTGCTCGAGATAAATCAAAGCTTGTTTGAGTCTGAGCATCTTGCGCTAAAGCGTTATTAATAGCGGTTGCGTTTTGTAAGTTTGCGTTTGCCATTGACTGAAACTCAGAGTTTGAAGCGGCCATATTTTGTCCTGCGTTAAATTGCGCCATTTGATTAGCAGCAGAAAATAAAGCCATATTTTGCTGTTGTTGCTGACCCGTATTGAACATATTCATCTGATTTTCAGCACCAAATTGAGTAAGAGCAAATTGGTTTTGCTGCTGTTTATTAAATTGTTGTTGACCTAAGTCAAATTGCGAAGCAAGATTACCTTGTCCTAGCAGATCTTTTTGTAAAGTAGATTCTCCTTGGGCCCGTAACATTTCGTTTTGCTTAACTTGCATATCAATATCCGCTGCAATTCCAGCTTTAGATCTTGCTGCGGCGGCAGCTAGTGCAGAAGCACCACCACCCCCTGACCCAGTTTGAGCAATTAAGTCTTGAGTTGCCGCTAATGATTGATCAGCTTCTTGTGCTTGTAATGCAGCCCCCGCTGTTGAAACTTGAAGATTACGCATCGTATTAGTTAGCCCGGTATCAGCACCTCTAGCTAAATTCGCAACATTAGTTGTCCCCGCCGGTCCTAAATTAGCAAGATTGGCTTTAACGTAGTCAGGCAATTCTCCCAACCCTTCCTGAAGAACGCCATCCCTATTAAATTTCAAGTTCTGGCTTGCCATTTCAACATTATCCCTGCCAATTGTTGTGGCTGACAGAGAGTCATAAAAATCTGTTACTTCAAAATCTCTTAAAGCTGCAATATCAGTATCGTATTGTTCCTGCGCGGCACTTTGCTTTTTTAATAGGTCCGCCTGATCTCTTTCGGCTATTTTACCAGCCATCCTATTATTTTTTTTCTTTTGCCCCATTTATAATTTTTTTATTAATTCGTAAGATGGATTTTCGAATTTTTCGTAATCTAATTTTAAATAATAATCCAACATATACCCCTCTTGAGCCCACGCAAACGCATATTTAAAACCTAATTCTTTAGCATGGTTTGTTACATGGCTTAATAAAAATGATATTGCATCTTTTCTATCCTTACCCCTATACTTTGGATCAGATATGGCTGCTGTTGGAAGTGCAGAATTTGAATTGGTTAAACCAAGCCACATTGCGGCAATTGGTTGTTTTTCATTATGTACTAAAAAACCTAAATTAGGTAAAATATCTTTGAAATTTTCAGTGTATAACCAAGGTTCTTGGTTATATTTTTCCCACCATTTTGGTAAAAAATCCCAATCATATTTTTTTAATTTCCTAACCTTTAACATTTAATTTAATTTTATTGAGAAGAATAAACTGTTTCGCTACTAATAGCAAACAATTCAGCTTTGTTAATTGATTTATCTACCGGTAGCTTTAAGCGAGTACGCATAAATGTACCTTTTGTTCCAGACACAAGCTTAGTTGCGTCTGCTACAACAGCACCAGATGAAACCTTATATGTTGTTTCTTCTGACACTATTGGTGCAAAATATTTACCTTCTTTTTCTTCAAAAGGAAATTTAATTATTGTACTCATTATGCATTTTGTGTTATGGTTATTAGTTGATCAGCAACTGCTGAACCTGTAACTCTGCTATTACCGTACTTTTGTATACGAACCTGCCCTGATCTTTGTGAGCTAGTTGTATTATCTAATACTCCTATAGTAAACGGATAATTAGACCCAGCAAAATTAATGCCATCTGGATCAACTATTTTTGAGCCAGGAGACCCATTAAAAAGTATCCAAGTATCGGCTGGATTAACAACTGAAATCTCTATTGGAATAGTAGCACCATTTGAATTTGTTATACTTACCGGTGTACTACCTGTTGCTGCAAAATTAGAAGGATTAGAATATGTTCCCACAGAAGCTGTTACCTCACCTGAACCTGTTATAGTGGCTGTCGCAGTAGTATTTTCTGAAACAGCGGGTAAAACAATAGTATATAGCAAATATTCTTGAGAAACCGAACCTACACCTGCCGTACTTATTGTAGTGCCAGCTACGCTATATGCTAAACTATGTCCATTAGGCAAAAATACTTTTGTTGTGCCAGAAACTGTCCATGTTAATGTGGCTGTTCTTTTTGCAGCAGCATCATACGGGGTTATTGCATATGCCGCATTAACAGTAGTATTTGCAGGAGTAGTTAATGCCCCACTTGCAGGAGTCGCCCATGTTAATTGAGGTAATATAGTAGCAGCTCCGCTTATGCCTAAAGAATTGTTTTTTGCAGTTATAGGAACTGTTATTGGAAAACCAGCAACTATATTACCGTTACTAAAACTTAAATTAAAAGGCACTATATTAGTACCTGCGCCCATTCCTGAATGAATGGAGCAGTAATAATATAATGTAGGTGTGTTTGACGCAACTACTATTTGCGTATATGCCCCCGCGGATCCAGGCGTTCCGTTATAAGTTACTCCAGTCGTATACTCTGTTCCACTTCCGTGCGTTCCGTCTGCAGTTGTACTAAATTTTAAGGGGTGTCCTGCGTTTGAGCTATCACTTTGATCAAACCTATATGTTTTGCCTTTTGTTAAAACCAATATAGGCTGTTTTAAGTAATCAAAACCAACATCAACGTAATCAATAATATATTTATTATCTGTACCTGATGTTAAATCATAATCACGCACTTTAACATTTCTGGTAATAATTGAAGACGTAATAGCTCCTGCTTGGTCCAGCCCTGTTATATTAGCTGATATTAAGCCTGGATTTATATAGTGAGTACTTATAGGGGAAACTGTAATATCTAAGTTATTTGCGCCGGTTGTAGTATATGTTGCTAAAGCGGGACTAACATTACCATTGGTAACGGCATCTCCTACGCTTATAGTCAATAAATTAACTTCAAAAATAAGATCAGCACCAGCACCTGATATTGCTATAAATTTTGTTTCATCTCCAGCGCCCGCTGATGCAGTAATTAAAAATACTAAATTCCCATCTGTAATAGCTGAAGGATTTTGTATCCCAACACCACTACCTGTTAAAACAACATCAGTAATGCTATTAAATTCAAAATCAGCATTTTTAGGTTTAGCCTTAATAATCCATTGAGCGGACTCACCATTTTTAGCATATACGGATTTTTCGCCAGTTATTATACTATTGTTGGCCGCACCTGTAAGCTGTAAAGTTATTAAACTGTAATCTTCTAAAGCTGGTTCTGACCCAACAGAAGAAATATCTGTTTGCATAAAATCCAACTCCCACCCGGTTGATCCTTCGTAACTTACGTTATTGAAGGTTTTAATAGTTGATGGAGCGTCATTTAATATAGGCTCTATGTATGATTCCGCGGCGCTAGCGCCATAGAATGTATTTCTATTTACGCTTGTGTCATTATGCTGCCACAATATACCGTTTTTAAACGTATAATATATATTGTTAAGGCTTAAACCTCCCTCTTGCTCAAAAGATTTAAAACTTGCCCATCCTCCGGTTGTTTCGTCAAAACTTATAGTAAAATAACCATCAGAAGCGGTGGCAATATTAGTATCTTCAAATCCACTAAACCCTTTGCCTATTAAGGTTAAAGTGTATAAATTACTGTATTCATCATAAGACCCAATAATTTGATCAGATTTTGCTAAAGCGTCTCTAAAAAAGTCGCTCATACCCATGTTAGATATTTCAATTAACCCGTTTTGAGATAATTTCATAACGCTACCCCTGTTTTTATCAGTAAAGTATTTTGCATACCCGTAATATGAAAAAGACTTTGGGTCTTTAGATATTCCAAACTCTCCCGGGAATGGTGCAATTGTCCCAAGAAATTGGGTACTTGAAGTTATAGGCATTGCTCCCCCCTCCGCGGAATATATAAAACTTTTATTTATTGGGGATCTTGATATTTTATCCTCTTGAAAGATAATTATTTGAGTATCGTCAGCAAAAAGTTTTTGTATTGACCCATCTTGAGGGTCTAAAGATATTGTTAAACCACCTTCTGCTTCGTTAAATTGGTTTATGTAATTTATATTTGTTCTTGAATTAAACAAACCACTTGAATGTATAAGGGTGTTAAATCTTCTTTCTTCAGCAAAATTTTCTTTTACTACATAAGCTCTAACCCCTACGTCAAAAAATCTTTCATTGAAGCCTGCTCTTAGCCTATTGATCTCAATGTGTGTGCCTGAAGTGAACGTTAATAAATAACAATTATAAAATTGTATATCTATTGCGGTTGTTGTAAGCCCAGATATTAATCCCCCTGTTGATGTTTCAAAAAATATATCTAAGTCTGACTCAAAAGGTTCAGTTTCGAACACAGCTACGCCGGACGTTGAGCTATCCGTTGGGACATTAGCTGTTCCGGTGGGATTGTTTATAGATTGTACTTTACTTAAAGTAGAAGTCGTTTTATTAACGCCACCCAATATTTTAGGGTATACGGCGGTATCGCATGGAGATATTGTAGCACTTGTACTAGGGGGTATTACGGCTGTTTGGTCCCTTGGTATTTTATTAATGCTGTCCCCAAATCTATTTACTACGTTTAAAGATGCTACGGTAGAAATCCAATTATAATATTCTTGTTCTCTTTGTTTTACAACAATTCTATATGAATAACACCAGTCTAAAGCCTGTAGTGCTGTTATTGTAGATTGTGAAAATGCAATTCTTAAAGAATTAAAAACGGAAGTACTATTGGCTTCCCCAGTGGCCGCGTCCACAAACACCGTATCCCCTCCGGTCTCAGAAAGCAACACGGGCGTTTGTCTACCAAATTTATCAACAAGAACAATTCCAACTTGATATGTTCTTCTCGATTTTACAGACATTCTATTATCTAAAGACGTATATCTAGCTGAAGCTTCGCCTGTTCTGCTTACTGTAAATGAAACTTTTGGTATATTAAAATTTTGTAAATAATTACCATAAACTAGCCTGCCTCCCGCTAACTCTTGAGATTTAGCAAGCCTGGGCACCGCGTCCGCAACTCTAGTAACTTGGTCTGAAGGCAAAGTCTTAAAGGGATCCTGAGACTTATAAAAGAAATTTAACGAAGTTTCAGAAGTTAATACTTTGCTTTCAACAACATATAATGCGGGGCTGCCGGTTTCTTTATATATTAATTCAACTTTTGTAATGCCTAATCCTGAAGGCGTTGGAACTGATAGCTGTACTGATTTTATAGCATTAACAAAGGTTTCAATTTCGCCAAAGTCTTGAATATTTGTAACAATTGTATCAGACTGGTTTAGCCTTGAAAAACATATAGGGGTAAATGGTGCTAGCACACTATATTCCCCGTCTTCAAACTGGTATCTATACGAAAATCTAATTAATTTATTTTCAAGAAAATTAGAGGTAATCACATTGCCTTGCTCGTCTGAATCTGAAACACCAACTATATTTGCAGCCACGTAAGGTGCATATTTAGCAACAGAGATTACATCGTCAATATTTGTATCTAAATTATATCTACCCGGAGTATTTCTAGCTGTTTCAACATTTATTTTTCTAGGAGGATTTCTATCATCTGTAAAAAACAAAAGTTCATCAACTAAATTTATTCCTGTAATTAAATAATTTTGATGAAAGTTTAGTGCAAAACTATTAACTAAAATAGTTCCTTTGTTTGCTTTTTGATTATATTCTATTATTTGATGATTACCGCTATTTATTTCATTATACGAAGAGTTTGTAGTAATAAAGTAATATATTTTTTCATTACCATTATCTCTGTATTCGCCTATAACTTTTGCATTAGATAAATTTGTGTTAACAATAAGCTTATTACCTAATATATTTTCAACGGCACCTATGTCTGAGCTTTCAGATTTACTTACGTTTACATTTAATGCTTCTCGGTATTCACCGGGTTGTAGCATTTTTTCATCTAAATCGCGATTCATTCGACTCGCGGTAAAGAGTCTTTTAATTTCTGGCATATATTAGTGTTTAATCCACTTAGACTTACCTCGTAAAACTTGTGTTAATTCTTCTATTTTAAGATTACTTAATCTTATTTTAGCATTTCTCATTTTAGAAGATGCTTCTTTTTTATATAAAGGGACTCCGCCCGCGGCAGAAGGACGCAGTTTACTAAGATTATACAAAATGTTTGCATAAACCGCTTCTTCGGCTACTTTAGGGACAAGAACATTGTCAAAATTACCATTATCTCCAAGTCCATCTGATATATACTGTATAGATATTAGATCTCCTTCTGAAAATGAAGAATCAAAATATATTTTACCATCTTGTAAATCTAATAAATATGTACCATTTATATTTTGTCTTTCTGGTTCTGACCCATATCTTCTGCCATAAACAGAAGGCAAATCAGATTCATTATGAAAATTTTGCAAATCTTTATCTTTTAAAAAGCCTTTTGAAGATTGAAATCTTTTTACTGTTTCGGATGTTTCGATAAATGTTAAGTTACCAGATTGATCATAAATATATTTAAAATCACCATCTTGCTGAGCAGCTTGGGTTGGTTTTGTAGTCTTTGAATTTTGTATTGTTCTATGATTGCCATTTGAATCTACATAAGATATTTTAACATAGCTTACATAATCAGAAGGTAAAGACAATTGCAATGTAGAGCTTAACTCTACTTCTAAATTTTTTTCGGCATGAAAAATGTCATAGCTAAATTCCTGAACTGATCTTTGCGCCCAAAAAGCAATCTCATATCGAGGCACTTTTGTTAACGCCTTGCCATCCCCAACATAAGCAACCATAAAATTATTTATAATATCATTCAAATGCACCCTGCTATAGTATCCAGCTATTGCCGTGCCTGTTCCTCCCTCTTGGGATGAATAATTATCTACGTCTAAAGGTTTTCTTGATATTGCCATTATTGTTCAGTTGCTTGTATTTGTTGTTCTTTTCTTTGTCCAAACCCAACTATATCAGGTTGTTTTATTGTGACTCCCGCTAAGGTAAGTATTTTTGCAACCAAATCGCTTTTTTCTGAACTATGCAACTCAAAGTTAAAAGATTTTGCAGGTGCGTCGTAAGTATCCGTAGCTGGATCAAAAGCTGTATTATCATATATAGGCTTATTAGGAACGCCCGAAGCAACTTGATTAGCTGTAGGCATTAAATAACCCCATTTGGGCGGGATAGGCTTTTTTAAATACTCAATACTCACATCGCTAGCAACCGTATCTGGATAAATTTTAATGCCGCTACCGTTCAATGTAAATACCGGCTGAGTAGCTACTGGTGCTGTTAAAGGAGACAGATTAATAAACTTAATATCCCCGTGAGAAGCAAAGTCCGCAACTACTGATCCTACTCGTACAATACCTAATTTGTGAAAATCACTTGGAAAAGTCCAAGTACCAGCGGTTTTACTTAAAGTTGCATCTTTATAAAATAAATTTATTTTTTCAGAGTTAAATAAAACGGGGTCTCCAAAATCAGAGTCTAGCAAAATTCTTGATTCGTAGGTTAGTTGCTTATTAAAGTACCCCTCAAATAATTCATTTTGAGCTTGATCAGCAAGCTTATTAAACTCTTCTGGTGTTATATAGCCTCTATTATCTTTATTAGTAATAGTTAGCACAATTTTGTACACTTCGTTTACATTAACCATTTATATTTTTTTATATTAATTAGTTGATGTAGGGTTAATTTCTTACCCTACACCTGGTTAAGCTAAGACAGTTTTTTAACAAGAGATTTCATTAAATCAACCCCTTCGTCTGTTTTAAAGTAAGCAGCAAGAGCCCCATAGGGGTGCTGCTCAAATGGTACAGTCATTATCTTTTTACCATTAGCAAATTTAAACACAGTATTACCATCTGTTAATAAGATTATACCAGCCTCAACCGCTCTATTTGCTAAATTACGTAGTTTTATATCGTCGTCGTTAGACAATTCTATAAATAAAGCCGGGTTGTTTTTAGCAAACCTGTAAGCATCTCTTTTCAATTCTTTAGTTGTCATATTAGAAACAGCAGAACCTAGCTCAGTTCTCATTATTGCTTCTAAATGTTCTACTTCTAATTCTTGAACCAGCTTTAGCGCTTCAAGCTCAAATTCAACTTGATCCACTTCATCTGTTGCTTCCTTAACAATGTTAATCTCTTCCCATAGCTTCCCGGCTAAAGGGTGATAAAAAGAAAGGAGCTTTTGCATGTTTACTTCTGACCTTGGTACAAAAATTGCCCCGTCTTGAAACATTACATGAGTTAATGTTGCATACCCATCTTGTTTATCAGCAAATAAAGATTCTTGATTAGTAGCTAATCTAATTTCTCTATTTTTTTTAAAGCCTTCGTCAAACCATAGCAATGGTTTTCTAGCTGTATGTTTTGTTTGTATGGTATAAGATACAGGAGAGTTCATTCCTGTTAAAACATATGTTCTATCTTTATACTCCCAAGCGCTGTCTAATGCTTCAGCACTACTTTGATCTTTTTGTTTTGTTGACATAATATAATATAATAATTAAAAGTAGAAAATACCCCCGTTTTAACAACGAGGGTAAGTCTACTAGGTGTTATTAAGCTTTAAACAATACAAAATTGTTTGCGGCTTGTGTAACTAAACATCTTTCACTTAGATAATTAACTTTCATTTCGTCAATATCAGAGGTGGGAGACCCAGTTCCAACAGATCCTGTAATCCAAGATTTGTTTTTTCTGTTCTCAGTTTCTGAAGCTCTATAGCGAATATGTAGGAAAGGACGCTTAATATTTTGTCCTAAATTTTGGTCATAAACGGTAGAAGTACCAGCGGGTACTAATACACCTTCAATATCACCAAACCCACCACGAGTTGACCAATCATTTAAATATTTCCAGTCAGTTTTGTAAAAATCGTAAGATCCTCTTCTGTAACCTGTAAATCCTAAATTAAGGGCCATATCAGCGCTGTTATTAAACACACCATAAGAGGTGCCTCCAGCGTGATTAGCTGCTCCTGCATAAGCCCCGTTTTGCATAGCAAGAATATCATCAATTTCCAAAGAAAGCTCTCTATTCAAAAACAGCATGTTTTCTTCAATTGATCCTTGCTTGTCAAGTTGTTTTAGAACATTGTCAAAATCAGTAAGAGCTCCGCCTCCAGCTTGAGCAGCCGCTTGACCGCCAAAACCAGTATAAACGTTTCCTCTTGATTCGATAGCTTCAAAAAAGCCTTCTGTTCCTCTAGCGTTTTGAGACCCCAAAGAACCTCCAAAAGCGCCAAGCGCAATATCAGCGCCTCCGGCTACTTTTTTAACGCCTTCAACCATAGACATTTCCATATAGTCTTCCCAGCGAAGTCTATTTTCATGCTCCGATTTAATATACCACAAATATCCGCCAGCTCCATTTTCAGAAGTTACTTCAATCCATCCAATCTGAGCTGTGTCAGATCCATTGATTGAATAATTTTCTTTTAGAATAATTGGTGATGTAGTAAAAGTAGCGTATCCTGGATCAAGGCTTTCGGAAAAGCTTCCAGACCCTTTTGCAAATTCAGACCCATAAGCAAGAGCCGTAACTCTTTCCCCTGCTGCAATTGCGCCATGAGGAGCGTAAGCCTTAATTTGAAATTGTTGGCCAGCAGTTGATCCACCACCGCCAACGCCAACGTTAGTACAAACGCCTTTAATAACAGCACCAGTTCCACCAACAGCAGAAGTTGCGCTGGATTGAATTTGTACCATAACGGTTTGTCTTATTCTAAAGTTAACAGCCTGCGTTTGGGCAGTAGGGCTAACACCTAGGCTAGAAGGCTGGGCGGTAGGAACGCTAAAGTTTAGCACTCCGCCTGCGTTTGCATTAGCAGCAATTGCGGCTTGGCCACCAGCTACTGGCATAGTTGCGTTATTTCCTTGTGGAAGTACATTCACATATCTAGTGTGAAGTCTACCTTGTTCAGTCCAAATAATTTGATCTGATGTTGAGGGCATTTCTGCCGATACCATACGGAGGAAAGATCCAATAGATCGATTTCCATATCTTTCTACTTCTTTTTCGTATACGTCTGGTAGGTATTGTTGAGTCCATTGACTAAAGCCAGCGGCTGTAAAGTCAATGTAGTTCCCAGAATAAAGTGCTTTAGTCTGAGTTGGTTGTAAAGCGGCAGGTATGCCGTTAGTAAATGCCATTTTGTTTTGATTTTAAGTTGTTATTTCCATTTAATGCGCAATTTATCAGAAGAATCGCCAGAAACAACTCTTATTGTATCACCAGATTTTGTAATTATAGAAGAATTATCTGTTCGCGGGTCCATATTTATGTTTTTTGCTTTTTTTGCAGATTCTTTTATAGCGTCGGCACGGCCTTGCTCGTAAAAGTGATTAGCTATTTTATCTGCATTTTGTGCAGTAAATAAAGCTTTATGGTATTTTTTCGCGTCAGTAAACCCTTCTTTGTTTTGAAACTGATTTAAAAAGTTGTTAATGTTAGATTGAAACTCTTTTGTTTTTTGCGGATTGTCTACTTTAAATCTATAATTATTTTCACCAACCTTAAAATCAAAACCTTTGAAATTATTAGTGAAAACTTTTTTAGTTTCTTGAGCAAATTTTTCAGCATTTTTAGTTTCTTCTTTGATTAATTGCTGAGTTTTATCGTAATACGCCATTGCATTTTTGTACTCATTAGGAACTTCCTGCTTTTTTCTTAACTTAAGATCAGCATAGTATTTTTCCTTTACGTCTTTAAATGTTTTTTGGGCATTAAATAACTCTTCTTTAAAAGCCAATTGCTTAGCTTTTATATTGTTAGGATCGTCAAGATCCGTATCATAAGCAAAGTTTTTATTAATTAAAAAATCAATATCTTCTTTGTCTAAATGTGGTTTTGTGTATTCGTAATATTCTCTTACTAATGATAAATTATCTATTTTATCAAGGTCTCTATTCAGCCTAGCGTAGTCTTCTACTGTTCCGCCGGTGTCCTCTATAAATTGTACTAGTTTGTTTACTCCTTCGGGTAGTTCTTGTGCTTTTGTTTCCTGTAGTATTTCCTTTTGTTCCGATACGGCAGGGGCAGATTCATCGCTTTCAACCACTCCGCTCTCTTCAGAATTATTTTCTTCATTTTCAATAATTTCTATCGGAGAATCAACAGTTTCTTCGGTGGGGTTGTCTTCTACAAGCTCTATTGGGCTTTCGGCCTCTTCATTGTTTTCGGGGGCTTCCCGTACTTCCGATCCCACTTCTGACAATCCCACTTCGGATCGTTCATCTTGTAACACAGTCTCCTTTGTTTCTTGCTCTTGAATGGCATTTTCTTTTGTTTTTTCTGTTTTTTCAGGTGGTGAATCTACATTAATTTTGTAAACACCATCCTCCTGTAGCCCATATTCTGGGCTTACTTCGCCCTGCTCAATAGCTTGCTCAAGTACAGCGGCTTCTTTGTTTTTAGGCACGGTATCAACAGGAGTCTCTTCTACTGCTTTTACCTCAACGTTTTCTTGTAATTCTTTTTCCATAATAATATAAAATATAATAATTGTTTAACACTACGATGCTTCAAATCTACCTACATCAAACCCTCCCAGCGTGTCATTACCTTTGGATTCAAAATCTTTGACAGGGCGGTCCGTGTTAGGTGCCCCTGATATTTTAGGTTTATTAGCTATAGCTATTCTTTTACCCTCTTCTTTCAACAGCTCCCGCTGTAGCATAGAATTATTTGACCTATTAGCCAATTCCATTTGTGACTTTAATTCTAATTCTTTTAATTGCACATTCAAATTAAATTCATATTGCATTAGTTCTTTTTTGGCTCTTGTTTCTAATTCCATTTTTTTAATATCCATTTCTGTTTCTGCACTTGATAATTGTATTTTGGAAGTAGTTTTAATTTGTTCTGCATCTGCTTTAGCGCTTTCTATTGATATTTGCGCTTCGCCTTGAGCTTTTGCCTGAGCGGCACTAGCTGCCTGTGCCTGAGCTTGATCAGCTTTTTGTTTAGCTAATCTTCTAAATTTTAACAACTGATTAGCTAATTTTATATTTTTTATTTCTCTAACGTCAATAGCATCTTCTAAAAATATATTTTCTTTAGAAAGAGCCATTTGTATATTTTGCTCTAATATAGCTTTTTCATCCTCATCTGGCTCAAGTTCTAAAAATATACCAAAATCATGCAAATGCAAATTTTTCATTTCTTCAAGCGAACCTACTGAAAATTGCCCTATAGAATCTATAAAAGCTTGTTTTGTAGGGTGATATTCTAAAAGATCTTTAAATCTTAAAGAAACAGCCTCAGCTAATTTAGTAGTTATATACATACTACTATATAATATATGCCTTGTAGCAACATTGCTATTAGCGGCAGCTAATTTTTGTACACCAACAAGTGCATAAGGATCTGGATCAGAGCCGTCCCTAGCTTCATTTAATCCAGTAACATCTCTAAGCATTTGAAGATATTGATTGTATGCGGCGGCTAAAACTTGTATTTGCCCGCCTCCGCTACCGGGAAGTTCTGTAATTGGCACTTTTCCTGGGTTTTGATCACCTTCAACTGTTAAAGATCTTCCTATAACAGAGCCAGTTTGAAAATACATATTTAAAGCCTCTTGCGGATTATAGTTAGTACCATTACCCAAATCTATTTCTGCAAGACCATCCGCATCTAAATAAACACCTGATGGTATCATTCTTTGAATAGCTTGTTGTAATTTTAAATGAGTTAATTGTATTAAATCAGCATATGGAGTCATTTTAGATACTAAAGAATCTATTGAACCTTTATACATTCTTGGGGCTGACACTATATAATTCATCATGACCTTATTAACATTAGCGTAAGGTCTTATCATATTACTGGCTTTCTCCCATTTTAATAATTCAGAAGTCCCCAATATAAGTACTCCCTCATATATAACCTCTCTTGTCTGTTCTACCTTTTCAAATCTAACTTGCTGTTCTTTAGGCGGATCAAAACTATCATCTTTTTCTATTGCCTTGCTGGCGCCCGTGGGTGATTCTTTTATTTTATGAACATCATGTTCCCACGTTTTCCAATTAAAATTTAATACAGTTACAGTATTATTTTGAGAAATAGAATCATTAGCGTAATTTAAAGAATTATAATTATTATTAACAGCTTTATTTGATCCCTTTTTAATAAGCTGCTCTAAAGTTTCGTTGCTTAAATTAGGAAATCGTTTTTTTAGCTCGTTAATGCTTATATTTTTTATTTCACCAAAATAATAACAATCTGAAAAATTAGGATCTTCTGTATATGACCAAACTAAATTAGCGGGGTCTACATATTCCAGTTTTACCCCGTCTGTATTATTAAAAGTATGTTTTGTGGCACCAATACCAATAGTGGTAATATCATAATCAACTCTTCTTTTTACAGAATCATAATCATTTGCTTTAAATATATTTTCTATAGCTTGTTCTTCAGCTATTTCTATGCCTTGCTTGTAGTTAAGTTGCATGTATAGTTCCAACTCTTCTGTTGTGGCAGGTAATTGGTTAACTTCAAAATTTCTAGCAGAAACACCAAGTTCTTTTTCTATATTTAACAGCAGATCAGCTGTATTCAAATCTTGCTGAACATCATTTACAAACCTAGTTCTTTTACCTGTAGAGAGTTCGTCTTGCCCTACTGCTTTTATTGCAAAAGTTCTATCTTGCATGCCGTTAACAACTATGTCAACAAACTTAGGTATAATAGGCACGGGCTTCCAGTCTAAATTTAAATACGATAAGTCGCCGTTAATAGCAAATTCGTCTTTGTATTTTCTTATTGATTGTTCTCCTCTAGCATATAATCTTAGTCTATGACACTCTTCTTTAGAGTTATAGAATCTACCAACCCCGTTGCTATCTTTATTGAACCATTCTTGTTCAATAGCTTTACCAACAGACAAGCCATAGTCTTCAGTTCTTTTTACAGAATCTGAAACCGCTTGATTTGGGAATGCATAAATATTTGCTTTAGTTTTTGCCATGCTTATTTTATTATCTCGCTTCTTGACCCTTTGTTTTTATATTTTGAAAACATAAAATCAATTTTTTTAATTACTCTTTCACTTTTAGGACGATATAAATGCTTTCTGCAAGCCATTATAGCCAGCCCGCTGCTTATAGAAGCATCATGAGCTGTACGTTTTGATATATCAAATTTTGCCCAGTCTTCTAAGGTCCTTTGAAAATGCATATTTCCGTGGTTATTTCCTTGATTACCAACGTTTTCTTCTATATATGATTCAATTGCAGCAGCGTGTGCTTGCTTTATATCTTCTGATGTATTTGGTATTCCGCTTAATTCTATTTCAGATTTAGATAATGCTCCTCGTAGCCTGTCGGGCCGGTTCATAGAAAAACCTCTATAACCTCTTCTTTTTAAATGATAAAGCAATCTTGGCTTATTATTCTCAGCAAGTATAGGCATGCCATAAAATACTATTGCCATAAGAACATCTTCAAAAAAAACTTCCGCCGTTTGTGGTCTTGCTACATATTCTAAAAAAAATTTACTAGAGGGGAAATCCGGGTCCATTGAAAATGTTGTTAGACCGTGCAGTGCTCCGTTAGATCCGCCTCCGCCCACGGTGCCGGAAATATCGTAACTATCACAGCCAAAGTTTCCGTAGTTTATATTACCGGGGTATTTAATTCCATTTTTTTCAATAACATTATTCCTAAGCTCTGACTTGGGAATCCAGCTAACAAAAAATCTACCGTTTTTAGTAGGCGTCCAAATTACTTCTGTATCTTTTATTCCGTTTTTCCAAGAAAAGCTTCCTTGAGCAACATACCCCTTTGAAGTCATTTCTTCGTTGTGGTCTATTTGCTCGTATATTTTTGTTAGATTAAATAAAGAATGCAGTGTTTCGTCCCTAAAAGCGTGCTTTTCACTTCTAGGAAACTGTCTATAGTATTCGTTTAACGCATCCGCATCATTCTTTAAGCCCTCTACTTCATTTTCCCAATGTTCAACAACTCCCGAACGTATGATGCCGCCATCAATTCCTTCAACCGGAGATGATGGTGTTTCGAATACAGGGTATCCATACTTATTAATAAACCCTTCGTAGCCCCATTCCATAGGTATGAACAAAGAATATAATCCACTTGAAGTCTGCCCATTCTTATTTCGTTTGTCAACATCTGAATTATAATATAATTTTTTAAAATTATCTCCGCCTTTGTCTAATGAGTTGGAGGTAGACCCCATCATGCATTTGCCAACAACTCTAGCACCTAACCTTAAACAAGTTTTAGTTACTCTCCAGTTATTTAATATATTATCAGGTCTTTCCCATTTACCAGATTCATCATGAACTAATAGTATTAGTTTTTCTCCATCATAACTATTATCTCCTGTATTTTTCCAATCAATTGTTGTATCTAAGCCCTGCCCTAATAATTCATCATCTGATTCTTTAAAAGAATTTCTGGTTAATCTTCTTGATGGTAATTTATAAGACAACTCTGTTTTTGGTCTTTCCATACCATCCTGTATAGGTTTAAAAAAAAATGGATAATTTACCGAGATTGGTACAACCTTGTCGGTAAACATTTTTTTCGCATCAGCACCTGTTTTTGATAATATACCAAACCTCGAGTCTCTTGACGTTGTAGCCACATTAACAGTTTCTGATGATGCCATGAAGCTAAAGCCAGACCGTCTATTTTTGAGGTAGCACATTCCGTAACACCTGTAGTCTGCCTTACAAGCCTCCCAGAAGTAATAAAATATTCTGTTTGCCTGTCTAAACTCGGGCGCCCCCACATCAATCTTTGTCCAGTTGAGGTACATATAGTGTGACCCTGTAATGTAACACGGTTCACTGTTGCACATGAACCAATACCCATCATTCCTATAATTAAACTCCACATCAATATATTTATAGTATTGTTCTTTAGTTTGGTCTGGATGGTTTTTAAATTCATGTATTGATCTTATTCTTTTTAAAGATTCTGGTCTTTCCCTTCTTATAAATACTTGATCTTCAGCCTTTAGCTTTTGACCATCTATTTTTTCAGGGGTTTGAGGTATTGCTATCTTAAGACCTTGAACCTCATATATATCTCCGATTGTACCGTCTTTACTTATGACTACACAATCTAAATTATCGTCG